AAATACCCCGGCTGGTAGTTAGAATCATCATCCGGATCTGAATTACTTGTTTGATTTTCAGGTATTCTAGCACATGACTCTCCGCCATATGTATTACTAGAAGGTTCTTGATATACTGCGAATCCCGTTGCTTTATTAGCATTGGCCCTGTTTAATAATCTAGCATTTTCGCTTGCTATATCCGCTGTAGCTTTTTGTCGTTCGCTAGCAGCTTTTGCGTATTGTGGGAAAAATGCATTGATTACCAAATCTAGTTCTTGAGTGAACTTGCCGCTCCTAAAAATACTAGTAACATTTTTTATCATGTAACTAACGCCCTTTATTTTGGCGGCTATTTCTGGTGGATACTTCCAAAACATTATACTTTCATTAATGTCCATAACACCCGTATTGTTATTGAAGTCTACTGCTTCCTTGAAGTCAATTTCTATAAACATTTGTCCGGACATGGGATTAACTGTTACTCCGTCTGTTGCATAATAAGGGTTGTACTGCCCAGAATCATATTTTTTTAAGTCCCCTGACACCGTAGGAAAAGCCAACAAATCTGGGTCTCCTAGTATTTCTAATTTAGCACTGGCCCATGCGCCAGGCTCATATAAACTAGTTATATAACTGTTTTGTGCTTCTAGTCCAATATTAGTTTCACCTGTTCTTACTACAGGGGTTCTTTTATCACCTGCGTTGGGGATAGGACTAGGAGTTTCTAATGAATAATTAGGATCTAACACGGTATTATAAAAACTATTGTTAAAAGTTTGTTCGTATTTTATTATTTCTGAATTTTCTCCAGTATACCAGTATCGATATCTTTTAACTGGGCCCTTATAAGGTGCTACTTTGTCGATCAAACTAGGATTAATAATCATGGGAGTGTTATAAGGAGTAATCATGTATGTTATATCAAAGATATAATCATTCCTCTGTTTATCCCATCTTGGATTATTTAATAAAGGACTAACATTTATCCATCTTGCTACAGCTTCGCTTTCAATTTGCACCGCACTATAGTTATCAGAATTAGCATCAGGCTCGTTATTTGGTTTGTATAGTGCTGTCAATCCATCTGTCAGATATGTGCTTTGAGTTACTATTTGACTTATTGCTTGAACAATAGGAACTGACCTTTCAAAGCTCATAATCCTTTCAGTACTGATTGGAGTAGTTTTTTGTGCAGTGTATGCATTTCCTTCTGATTGTTTTTTTAGTTTTGCCATTGGCCATTTTGCTTTTTCGACGTCGGCTTTACTTACAATCAGTGCATTCTTTATTTCGTCGGATCCCTCCCCATAAAAATCAAACTTGTATTTTATCTTATCTACATAATCATTTTGATCGTTGTTTAATTTGGTTTCTAATGCGGTTAAAATTTGCTGAACTGTTGTACCTGTCAAATTTTGAGCACCTTTATCTATAAGGCCTCTTTTGGCGCCTATACCTTCTTTAATTGGAATCGGTGCAGCAGTTATGTTATATTGAACTGCCTTACCGTCTATCTTGAATTTCAAATCAGTAATGTAAATATCAAAATATCTTTTAAACGTCCGATCTATCAAACCGGGATTTGTTGATTGTGAGGTGTTCTTTTCATATTCAATTGGTTGAATTAAATTTCCTTCTTTGTCATATCCTAAAAAATTAATACCTAATATAAAAAATTGACGGCTTGCATTTGCAGCAGCATCTTTAATATTTCTAGTAGTAGAATATTTTGATATTGCATCCGTCGCTTTTTTCAAATTTGTCATGAACGAAAACCCATATGGTTCAGTGATCGTAAAAGACATGTCATATGAAAATGTAGCAGCACCTGTCTCTTGCGGGCTCAATGCACCGACCATGCGCAAATTGTCAATATAATAGTCAAAATTAAAGCCTGGGGCCCTGACCGAACTAGTGTTATTGATGCCGCCACTTTGCGCGATTAGGTAGGCGCCGCCTCCCGTACATGGGGCATCTAAATTGTTTAATATGTTAATATTCTGTCTACCGCTAGCAAGAAACGAATCGTATGCGTCAGGTGTCATCATATACAATGATAGTTGATAGGTGTAACTACTGAATTCTCCTAACGGATTCCATCTACGTATGTTGGGGGAATTATTACTTACACTTACCCTACCCGTATTGTCTACTGTGGATTGCGCATCTCCGCTATTAGTAGGTAATGACTCATCCATTGGTGTGGGTATAAATGCAGACTCATAACCCGTATAATTATATCCTGTGTTTTCTTCGTCCATATTAAATGCCTAAAACATTTTTTAATGTTTCAATTTTTGGTAAATAAATTTTAGTCCCGACAGTGAAGTCAAAGTATGGGTCTTTCAACCTGTTTGGATTTCTTTGAGCAAAAACCCACCACAATTTACTGTCATTATATAAATCATATGCTAGCAAATCAGGCCTATATTCATATACCAGTGTAATAGTCCAGTACACATCGCTGGGCAAAGGTGGTATAGGTCTATTAACCATGAGGTCTAGAAATTTATCATCCGTAATTTCAGTGAAATAATAAGGACTTGTTTTTGAATAAACATTGTTTAGCGACATTACCATATACCCCTACGTAGTAATTTCCCAGTAGCATATTGATCAAGACTGAAGTTTCTACTAATATCATTTCTGGAAACAATTGGATATGCAGTTAGTTGTATTGTCGTTTTAGTAGGCACATAAGTAGGATCTACTGTACCGCCTGTGTTCCCACTGAATTGTGATGCAGTATTCCATGTTGGGCCCTTGGGCCGACCACCTGGATATACTTGAGAGCTGTTCATTCTGGCTTCCTGAACGTCGGTGGAATTGTCATTTACGTTTTGTTCGCCTGTGTTAGCACCTGCAGGAATAGTGTCATGTGTAGTTGCTCTTATATAGTCAACATCGTTTGGAAAAGTACAAGAAAAATTACTAATAACCAATGGATGAGTATCGAAATTAAACGCCCCGAAACCATGCAGATAGCACAATGGCGGAGGAGTTCCGTTAACAGGATTACTATCTTGACCGTAAAACATTTTTGTTACTGATCTAAAGAAATGAATCACTGCTAACAGATAATTTGCTTCATATGTGTCTTGCGCGGTGAAGTCCCCTGAAATTGAAATCGAATCGATGGCGCTATTTCTGTAGTGAAACGTTTTGTAATTACTGTGTATCAGGTCTGTAGGTTCATATCCGGCTACATAATTTACAGTTATTACGGGAGTATAAGGAAAAACGACCCCATTAGTATTGGCTAATGGTGCTAGTATGCCCGGTGTCTTTGGATTCTTATATAAGTAATTAGCACCATTGGCCAAAGACAACCTAACTCTCCAATCTTTTAATAAATTGTAATTTGAATTATCCTGTGCGGTTGCCTGAGCCCTTGTATTTTTTATTTTTCCACTAAGGCCACGGGCTGATCCAGAAGCCGATGGATCACTTGAAGTTACTGGCAAATCTAATTGTGATTGTAGATTCGAAAATATATCATTAAGTGCAGGGTCTTGAGATATGTTTATCGTAGTCTCAGCCATTTTTATGAGTTCCTTATTTATATATTTATCGTTTTGAAATTTGGTGTTATTCTTATGGCGTGGTGCACATGATAAATAGCAGTGCTCACCTTCACCTTTTCGTTCCCACAATGTTGTGTTTTCACAACTAGTATGATACACTATAGCAACCAAAAAGGAATTCATGTCTATACCTATAAAAAAACCAGTCAACTATCTCAATAACAAAGATATTCTTAAAGAAATACACGACAGTAAAACAAGTTATTGTTCTTATGTCAAACCAGAATACAACAAATATGACTATATCGTAGATTTGCCCGCTGAACCATTAGCTAAATCATTCGAACATGTACTGAGTTTTGACACGATAATTCAAGCAAAAGAAAACAGAGCAATTAGACTATCTAACGAAACCGGACAAAAAATTGATGCAACAACAATACCAGTCACCGATCTAGTTTTTAGAGTAATGACTTGGGAGCACATACCCGTATCACAAAAACAACCAAGAAAAACAACAAAAAAGAAATCAGCAAAAGACATCTTTGAATTCGCAGAAGAAGACGCTGAAGAACTATTCGCTGACTTAGAGGACGATTTTGCTAAAAAGAACGCAGTGGATGACATGGTACATGTCAAAGTGAATTTTCCACCTTTTCAACACTTTAAAATAAATGAAGATAATACTTTCTATTGTGTGGGAAAGAGTCATTGGAAAAATGACATAGAAACTGGCGAATTCAGCAAGGATCACGGAAACATAACAAATAAATTAGCCAGAATGTACATAATGTTATGCGAAAAATATGCCATGAAATATAATTGGAGAGGTTATACATACAGAGATGAGATGCAAAATTCTGCAATACTTCAATTAACTTATGTGGGTTTAAGATTCAATGAGGCAAAGTCTCAAAACCCATTTGCATATTATACGGCTGCCATAACTAACAGTTTTTGCCGAGTACTTAATACCGAAAAACGAAATCAAACCATTCGTGATGATATATTAGAAATTAATGGCTTAGCTCCTAGTTGGTCTAGACAAGGCAGTGGACCTTCTGGTGTGACGTTTGAAGAGTGATTTAATAAAATATACATTTTACCCCGTAATGTATAAATAGTTATATACATTAGGGGATGACATGTTCATATATAAAATTACAGTCGGGGATAAAGTATACATCGGGCTAGACTCCAAGCCCGAATATAAAGAATCTAGATGGAAACGGCATTATCAAACAGCAAAATATGCAAAAGTTTCTGCAACGAAGGGTAAACTACTCCCGGCAATGAAAAAGCACGGAGTGGACAATTGCACATATGAGGTAATAGAACGCGGATTCAATAAGATGATTGATTTAGCACTAGCAGAAATTAAATGGATTAAACATTATAATTCATACCGTAAAGGATTAAATGCATCTCCAGGCGGTGATGGTATCGGGCAACATTCTTTAAGTACAATGTCAGAAGAATCAATTAAGGTACTACGCGATGCCTTAGGTGAACATTGGACAGCATACAACAAGAAAAAGTGGGGAGGACTGACCACAGAAGAACGAAAGAAAGAAACAGCACATCTGCACACCACTGAAGTGTATGAGAAAAAAGCAAATACATTAAAGAAATTTTACGAGGCCAATCCGCATCTCAAAAAAGGAAAAGCAGAATCAATTAAAAAATGGCGAGAGCAAAACAACGAAAGTTTCAAAGCCATGAATAAGAAAAACGGATTGATAGGTGCAGCTAAGGTTTCAAAGCAAGTAGTAGTCGAATGGGAAAATGGAAAGGGTGAAACATTCAAAAGCAGGAGCGAGTTTGAACGACAAACCGGTCTGTGGTTCTCCACATTGATTGCGAAATCTTCTCGCGGCGAGTATTATAAGGGATACAAACTCAAGGATGATAAATGAATTTATTTAAGAAGGCTGCAATGATGACTGACATTCACTGGGGCTTAAAGTCAAACAGTTTACAGCACAACCAAGATTGTAGTAATTTTGTAGATTGGTTTATACAAACTGCCAAAAAAGAAAATTGTGAAATATGTTTTTTCTTGGGTGATTGGAATCACCATCGTGCTAGTATCAACATACATACATTGCAGTTTGGTTTACAAGCATTAGAAAAACTAAATGAAGCATTTGATCAGGTATATTTTATACCAGGAAACCATGATTTATATTATCGTGACCGCCGCGATATTCATAGCGTTGAATGGGCAAAGCATTTATCCAATGTTAAAATAATTAATGACTTTCACATTGAAGGGGATGTAGTAATTGCGCCATGGCTTGTGAGTGATGATTATAAAAAGATAAAAAAACTCTCTGGTAAATATTTGTTTGGGCATTTAGAGTTGCCACATTTCTATATGAATGCCATGGTAGAAATGCCCGATCACGGTGAAATCAATGAAAATCATTTCAAAAACTTTGACAATGTTTTTAGTGGCCACTTTCACAAACGACAGGCAAGAAAAAACATCTGGTATATAGGTAATGCTTTCCCACATAATTATGCAGATCAAAATGATGATGCTCGTGGAATGATGATATTAGAATGGGGATGTGATCCCATATTTCGTAGTTGGCCTAGACAACCTGTATACAGAGTGTACAAACTAAGCGATGTGTTAGAAAGCCCTGAAAAGTTGCTATTGATTGACAGTCACTGTAGAGTTCATCTAGACATTGACATTAGTTATGAAGAAGCCAATTTTTTGCGAGAAACTTTCATTCCAGAATACAAACTACGCGAAATGGCTTTAATACCTATCAAATCTGAACAATTAGACCAACAGCAAAATATGGACGGTGTTAAATTTGAAAGTGTTGATCAGATCATTGTAGGTCAAATAAAAGCGATTGAAAGCAAAACATTCGACAAGAAACTATTGCTAGAAATCTATAATAATTTGTAATTCGTAAGAAAATACGATGATAACTCTTAAAAATTTAACAATGCGTAACTTCCTTAGTGTGGGACAGGTTACTCAGGCTGTAGAAATTGATAAAAAAGAACTTACACTAATCTTAGGTGAAAATTTAGATTTAGGAGGCGACGGTGCTAGAAATGGCACTGGCAAGACCACACTTATACAGGGTCTATGTTATGCCTTGTTCGGTCAACCTATTAACAGTATCAGGAAAGATAATTTAGTTAATAGAACAAATGCTAAAAACATGCTAGTCACATTAGATTTTAATGTAAACGGCACAAATTACAAAATCGAGCGGGGTCGAAAGCCCAACGTACTAAAGTTTTATGTAAACAACGTACAGCAAAAAACTACGGAAGATCAACAGGGCGAGAATAAAGAAACTCAAGCGCATATTGAGTCATTGCTTAATATGAGTCCAGAAATGTTCCGTCACATTGTAGCGTTAAACACATACAGCGAACCATTCTTAGCACTAAAATCGAACGAGCAACGAGCAATCATTGAACAATTATTAGGTATTACATTACTTAGTGAAAAGGCTGAGGTTGTTAAGGAGTTGTTGCGTAATACAAAAGATGAAATACAACAAGAAGAATTTCGTGTTAAAGCAGTTGAAGAAGCCAATAAACGTGTCAAAGAACAAATTGACAGTCTAAGGCGAAGGCAACGTCTTTGGCAAACAAAGCACGATGAGGATTTAGAAAAACTAGCATTACAATATGGTTCTCTTAGCGAGATCGATATTGGTGCTGAGTTACAGGCTCATAAAGATTTAATCACATACAATAAACAAGTTACCCTAAAAACTGCATATGACGGTAAGGTTGATAGCCTGCACAAAGATATCACTAAAGAAGATAAAAATCGCACGAAATTAGAAACAGAAGTCAAGACCTTAAAAGATCACAAATGCTATGCTTGTGGTCAAGAATTTCATGACGAGCAACATACTAGTGTATTAGACAACAAATATAATTTGTTGGTTGATAGCGAAAATGCGATTCGTGACTATAAATTTCAATTGGATGAGTTGGTTGCAAATCCAGTTATGGTTATGTCTCAGCCCAAAACTCATTACAAAACAGAAGCGGAAGCGGTAAAACACAGTTCAATGATTGAAAATCTTGCAAGGTCTATAGAAGAAAAGTCAAACGAATCTGACCCATATGATGAGCAAATCATAGACATGGAAAACAAGGCTCTTCAAGAAATCAATTTTGATATCATAAACAAGTTAACTAAAGATATGGAACATCAAAAGTTTTTGCTTGATCTATTGACTAGCAAAGATAGTTTTGTTCGTAAGAAAATCATTGATCAGAGTTTAAGTTATCTCAATGCTAGACTTACGCACTATCTTGATAAAATCGGTTTACCTCATCAAGTTGTATTCAAGAATGATCTTCAAGTTGAAATTACCGAATTAGGTCGTGAACTTGATTTCGATAATTTGTCAAGGGGAGAGAGAAACAGATTAATCTTGGGGTTAAGTTTTGCTTTCCGTGATGTGTGGGAAAGTCTATATAGCCCAATCAATACATTATTTATTGACGAATTGATCGACAGTGGATTGGACACCATTGGTGTTGAAAATAGTATTGCTATACTTAAGGATATGTCACGGCGTCGCCAAAAGTCTATTTGGCTTGTATCACATCGTGAGGAACTTGCGGGTAGAGTACCAAATGTCTTGAAGGTCATTAAAGAGGGTGGATTCACTTCATATGCTACTGCATCAGACATAGAATAATTTTTCGATAGAAAATACAAGCACTAAGTATTAACATGCCAAGTCCACAAAAGCAAAAAGGTTCCAGTTTTGAGAGAGAAGTCGCAACTTTTCTTTCAAAACTATACGGTGAGAGTTTTATACGAGCACCAGGATCCGGCGCGTATGTGGGTGGGAAAAATCAACAACGTAAAGAATTTTTGCACGAAGGACAGATCAGAAGTTTTAAAGGAGATATAGTTCCAGGAGAAACGTTTGTTAAGTTCAATGCTGAGTGTAAGAGTTATAGGGATTTTCCTTTTCATCAGGTATTAGCAGGCGACTGCAAGACACTTGACGAATGGCTATCTCAACTTATGGCCGTGAGCGAAACAAACGACACCAATGTGCTTTTTATCAAATTAAATCGCAAAGGCAAATTCGTTTGTGTTCAATCTAAACTAACATGGATATCTGATCAATTCTTATACTACACTAGTAAAAATCACAATGACTGGGTAATAATTGAATTTGATCACTTTTGGCAAAATAACAAAGATATATTCAAAACATATTGTTCAGGCACATCATCTAATATACCAGACACCAAGTCAATTTTAAATCTACATACCGAAAATATTTTAACTAAGTTAAACATAACTCAGTAATTGAATTAGTTTGGTCGAGGCACCTCGACTCTCCTTGAGATTGTACAGATTGTGCTGTGCCGTCAGATGCTGGAGTAGAACAGGAATTAGCGTTTCTGGAAACACCGAGGGTGCAATCGTAAAGCGAACACCCAACAAGTCTGTAATTATTTTGTCTTGCGTTACAGACAGTGCGTTGCCGAAGAGATATCCTAAAGATATTAGCTTCACTACAGCCTCATAACACTTTACAGGGCAACCGGTGGCAGTCTGTTAGCATAAATTGGCTAAACACTGGAGGATAGACAACTTGGTCGACGGGCATGGCATGTTCAAATAACCATTGGTAGTGCTGAATAGCACTACCATGGATCTCCTAGCGGCAAGTATGTCAGAAGTGTTACTATTTAGATAGTAATTAAAATAGATAAGATGTAAGAGTAAGACCGTATCTAGTAAGAGCGTAGCGATTACTATTACGGTCTTAGTTGTACGTAGTACAACTCTAAATGGATTCTTAAACTTTAAATAAGTCTATTTCTACATAAATGAATAGGTATGGTTAAAAGAAAGGCATCTGTGTCTTCCTAGTAGTCTCTATATTACTCTCAATCAATTCATTTATTTGTTGCCGTTCATCGGAAGACATATTCATAATGTCTTCATATGACATGCCACCTCGCATATGCCATGCCATTGATATGGCATTTTTCTTTATTTCTTTTATGGATTTTTCATAGTTTTCAATAAGCTTTTGAATCTTGTCCGGAGGGAGATTCAAAAGCCTCATCCGAAAAAATCAGATGTGTTTAATGTAAACGATTGTTCGTACAAATGATTACAATGAACACATTTTAGACTTAATGGCTTAAATTCAGTAGAAGTTTTCAATTCGGTATTACGATCTCTGATCTTGGCGTACATGTCTTTGTCGCAGTTATTTAGAAAATCTAATATGAATTCTTTATTATCAACCTTTGCCATTGGCGTCTGTATGTACTCTATGGCTTCTGTTAAGATTTTAATTGTCAATGTTGTTATTTTTTTAAGTATTGCTTGACTTTTTTGTTTTTTAACTTCGGCGTTTTCTTCTTCGTTTAATACTGAAAATTCTCGTTGTATCTCAAATTGAGCCAATCCAGCCTCATTCATTTCTTTATACGTTATTGGTCTAAATTTTATTCTTAGGTCATTTATTTGCATTTCTTTGTCATAATCACCGGCAACTAACTGTGATAGTAATGAAGTTAGGTTTATACCATAACTTGCAGTATCATTGCAAGCAGGACATTGTGATTCTATTTCCATCTCATTGCCGCCGCTAGCAGATTTTATTCCTATCAGGATGGCATCTAGGTCTATGCTATTGATAGCCCATGGTTCTTTAATTTCAGGAACACAACTTTTTATTAGATCGACCATGGCACTACCGTTGAATAACGCATCAGGAGTTTTTGTCGTTATTTCATCTATCGCGGTCATCGGATATATTGCTAGTTCACCGGTGGGTGGAATACTCACTATACCAGGTTTATAATACTTACCTTCGCTAGGTAACTTAATGTATAGTGCTGGTCTACGAAAATATTGTTTTAATGGGTTGTTGTCAATGGTCATCGTTATTCCTTTAAGAAACGGGTTTTACAGAATCATAAATACTAATTATTTATTGGTCAAAAAATACGGGTAAAATTAATAATGAATGATGATATAATTAGAGAGCAGAACGAGCAGATAAGATTGCAGAATGAGCAATTAGAGGCACTGCGTAAGCAAATGGCTCAATTATCCGTAGCCTTTGGAAAAACATTAACCGAAGAACAGCGTAAAGAATTAAACCTGACACACGCCGGAAAGCAAATAGACGAGTTTGGAAATATTGTTGGTGAAACCAACCCTATAGTAAAAGCGCACAAAGAATACTTAGAAGATCAGAATCGTAGACTCAACGAACTTTCCAAGACCATAACATCCAGTAGTAATACGCTCAAAGAAAGTTTTAAGGCACTAACCAGTCAGTCAGATAGAACTTTTGGAAAATACAACAGTGCCATAGATCAAACATCTGAGGCGTTAACCGGGCTGGCAGGAACTGTATTCGGTAAAGTGGGGTCGATGATAGCCGGCTCTTTTATAGGCGCGTTGGGTACAGTAACTAAAGGGATGATATCGCAATATGATGCGTTATTAAAAACTACGGACGAACTCAACAAAGTTGGCGCTACTATAGGTATAACAACTACTCAGTTTAGGGACCTGGCACATAGTGCAGGTGTCACTAGTAAAAATTTAGATGTTCTTGCTAGACCATTAAAAGACCTCAGTATCAACTTAACTAGCCTATCTACAAATACAACAGAAGGTACAAAAGAATTCGTAAAATTAACCTCTATTAGTCGTGAACAACGAATGTCTTACCAAAGACTTGGTGTAAGTCAAGAAGAGTTGATTAAAAATCAGGCAGATTACATTACCTTGCAGGCAGTTGCCGGACGAAATATCAGATCAGAAGTAAAAGACCGTCAAGCATTACAAAGAGAGACATTAGAATATACTGATAATTTAATGGTATTGGCTAATTTGACAGGACAAGACGTAGAAAGCATTAAGAAAAAACAACAAGAGGCTACTAAAGAATTAGATTGGCAAATCAAACAGTTTCAACTTGAAGAACAAGCCAGAGAGCTGGACCGACTAGGTAGAACAGAAGAAGCAAAAGCAGTTCGTGCTGAAGCAGATGCAAGACAAAAAGTATTGAATCAAATTACTGGTTTTGGTAACGAAATAGTGACTAAGGGTGTTAGAAGTATACTAGCGACTGGCACTATTGCAACTGACGAGGCAGCAGCACTTGCTAGATTGGGATTAAGCGATGAAGTAGAAAAACTGCAATCTGCAATACAAAGAGGTGTAAAAGCAGAGGATGCAGCAGCAGAATTTCAAGATGCATATAATGCAAAAATGAGAGAAACGTTGAAAAACGTAGGAACAGCAGCCCAATTTAGTAAAGACACAGGAAAAGCATATGGTATAACCGTTGATTCTATAATCAATTTTAACAAGCAATCAAGGCAGAATTTTGTTGAAGAAACTAGTCTAGCCAGACAAAGAGTAGAAGAACAAAAGAAAGCCGGAAAAGATGTAGCCAAAGACATTCGTGCAACGTTAACTGAAGCCGAAATTGCAGCTGGTCAAGCACTGGACAAGTTAACAGGATCTGCAGGATTCGCTGCATTAGCAGTTGGTTTATTGGGGGCAGCATCTTTGGGTAAAGCCGTTGGTTTGGGTAATATTGCAAAATCTATAGGTGATATTTCTAAGCAAATAACCGGACTGGGTAAATTGGCGCCCGGGGCAGTCGCTACAGTTGGTACAACAGCAGCCACTACAGTAGCAACCACCGCTACTACAACAGCGGCTACTACAGCAACAGCAGCAGCCACTACAGCAACAACGGCAGCAAAAACAGCATTAGGCACGTTGGGCAAATTAGCAGGTCCATTAACAGCAGTGGTAGGAATAGTTGAGGGATTAGACACCGCGGCATCCGGAATAAAAAACGCATCTAAAGAATTAGAAGAAGGAAAAATAACGCAAAAAGAAGCCACTGTCAAAAAAGCAGAATCAGTGGGATCAGGTGTAGGAACTGCTGGTGGAACTATTGCTGGTGCTATGATAGGTCAAGCAGTTATACCTATACCAATATTAGGGGCAGCAATTGGTGCATCAGTAGGTGGTTGGTTAGGTTCAAAAACAGGAAAATCAATAGGTTCTTTAGTAGGGGAATCATCTACAACAGAAACATCTAGTAAAAAAGATATTACACCGCAGAACAAAAATGAGCCAATTCAGGTAAAGATCATCAATCCGTTACCAGTACCAGTTGATATCGTAAAAGGTCTAGATACCTTAAAAACACTTTTTGATAATAAAAAGGTATTAGCAGATAGTAGTATTGCATCTAGAGTGAATGTTGCTACTAAATTAGAACCATTAATGGTAGCAAATCAAAATAGGACTATAGAAAAATCTATTATTGCATCACGAACTAGTAGATTTGATAAAAAAGATATTGCAGAGTTAGTTAGTGAAACTTCAGAAAAAGTTGTAAAAAAACTATATCCAGATTTTGTAAAAATACAGCAACTGTCGTTGACGACGAAAAAAAATAAAAATCAAATTAATCAAAATTACGATTTTGAAGAATTGTTTGACTTCTTAGACAAAGATGAAGTGTTAGAGTCTTCTAAGAAACTAACAGTTTCTTTCAATTCATCCGATAAAGCATTGTCTGCATTGACTGGAAATGTATCGAAATATAACGATTTAGTAGAAGATGTTATTAATCAAGATGGAAAAAATATTTCGAAGGAAATAAAAAATGATTTAAAACACGTGGCAGTGGGTGTTAATAAAGATTTTCAGGATTCTTTTAAAGGTGCTTACCTACAATTAGAAAACTTTAAAAGACAGTTCATTGAAGTTACTAATACTACGATGCAAGGCGGCCTTGGAAGAGAAGTTCCAGTAAAAACAGAGACAGGTGCAGTAGTAACAGATAGTTCGGGTACCCCTATAGTCACTAGAAATGAAGAACCATTACCAGTCAAACAAGATGTAACCGAAAACTTACAAAGTGTATCCCGAGCACTTAACAGAAAAGGAATAAAAGACGATAATTACACCAATGCAGTGTTGGCTAACATAATGAAAGAAACCGGTGGAAAACGTGTAGAAGAAAACTTAAATTATAGTAACACTAGCAATGATAGGATACGTGAAATATTCTCTAGTGCCAAAAGTATCTCCGATGCTCAATTGAATGAAATTAAGCGCGATAAGCAAAAAATGGCTGAATTGATGTACGGGGCGAAATCTAAAACTGGAAAAATGCTAGGCAACTTAGACCCAGGTGATGGATGGAAATATAGAGGGCGTGGATACATACAACTAACCGGTCGTGGAAATTATGCAGCAGCAAGTAAAGCAATATTTGGTGATGACAGGTTATTAGAAAATCCTGATTTGGTAAACAGCCCCGTTGTTGCAAGTGAAGTCGTTGCGTGGTTCATGGAGAGAAACAGAAAATCTATGGCTAGCCAATTAGGCATAGATCCGAATGACATGAACCAACGACAAGCAAATCTTTTAGCAACGAGTCAAATTGCAGGTCGTGCAATAAAACCGGGTCAAGGCTATCTGGGCAAAGAGTTGTTGAGTAAAGTAGATAACTTTTCCACTCAAATAGCAGCATCAAATATAAAGCAAAGTCCACAATTGGCTAGCGCAACACCTACTAGACAACCAAAAATATCGACATCTACTAGACCGTTAGAGTCTTCGCACCAGGGAGAAACTACTACCACGACTACTAAACAGCAAAAAACGAAAGACCCAGTAGAACAAATTCAACAGGCAGGATTGAAAGTAAGACCATATGGTGATGTTTATGGAGGTGGTCCACTGACAGAAAACACGTTGTCTGTTGCTGAACAGATTCAAGATCAAATTCCAGAATTTAAATTCTTTACTAGTTTAAACGACAAGTTTCACCAAAAAAATCATCCTTCTAGTAAACACGCCCGTGGGCAAGGGTTAGATTTTGTGCTATCAAGGGTTCCGGCAATAGACGAATCTAAAAACATAAAAGAATTAATGCAAAAAATGCCAGGAGTCTCGCTAGTAAAAAATGAATATTACCATCCACCAGATGGCGATGCAAATCAAAATACTACTGGACCACATTATCATGTGCAAACTTCGGCGAAAAATGGTTCTGAAATAGACGGGCCAATGGCAGGATACCCAGTAGACCTGACTGCACATGGCAGAGAAGTTATAGCACCTTTGGACCAAAACAAAATATTAGGAATGTTGGCGAACACCAATGTGACTCCGCAGACTAAAGAAATGTTTGACCCTATAATTTCTCCTGCAAAAAATGACAATGAGTTCGTTAACTCAATGCACGAATACATGCGATCACATAGACAAATGATGGAAGTTCTAGTGCAAAGATTAGATAGCGTAGTAGACGAACTGGAACAAAGTAATACTATTCAAGATAATCTATTAAAAGCAGCACGTGTGTAATAAATAATATATGACCTATAAAAAGAAGTTTGTTAACAAAAGTGGTATTTCCAGTCCTATATCAGGATCCAACAGCAATGGTGGTTCTTGGAACAATAACAGTGGGATGAACAATACACAAACCGGTGGTTGGAACAATACTGATTTTGGCTACAAAAACTACATGAGTAGATTGCCCGAAGTATATACTGGGCATCCAAATAGAATTGAACGATACAATCAATATGAAATGATGGATGTGGACGCTGAAATAAATGCATGTTTGGATATTATTTCAGAGTTCAGTACTATGCGCAATGAGCAAAACAAAACGCCGTTCGAATTTGAATTCAAAGATGATCCTACCCCTCATGAGGTCAATTTACTAAAAACTCAATTGCAACAATGGTGCAAACTAAACGAATTTGATGTTCGTAT